GCGATTGAGAAATTACACACTGCTTTGCCGTCGGGCATAAAGCGCATTTCGGGTTCTTTGCCCAAGTTGCCAATGCCGATGAATTTATTGACTGCCATGATTTATCCTACAAGTTTGATGATTAATTGATTGACTTCGCTGAGAAATTGAATTGTCTCTGCTTCCATCTCTTTAATAAGACTTTCGTCTCGTTCTGTCCGCACAATCAGCAATTGATTGCGTTTAGGCAGTCGTGGGTCATAGGACACAAAGTCGCACCACTGGCGACCCGTGACCCATAATTGACATTGAATCTGTTTGTAATAGTCAGCAGGGATTTTGTTTTCAAACAAATAGCCAAGGTGTGTCGTTGTATTTGGGCATTTGACTTCGATGAGTCCCTCGTCGCCAACAAGCCTGTCAGGTGACACACCAAGCCATGAAATTGTTGGGTGCAACCAAAACCCTGTGCGTTCAACAAAAACGTTCCTAGACGCTTCGTATTCGATGCACGCAAATTGCTCTTGCTCGATGCCCCATTCCATAGCCGCATTTGTAAATGATTCACCTGCTGTTTGAGTCAGACGTTCAGCAACAAGTTTGACTTTGTATTTGTAACGACCGACTGCTTCAGCACTGCCTTTGCCTTTTGACATAACTTCTGCCATGTTGCTTGCAGTAACGTGACCAAGACGCGCTTGTTTCCACTCGTCTGAGCCTTGCTCGATGTTGATAAATGGTCCGTTCATGCTAAGTACCTCACCCATGCGTAAATGACGTATGCCCAATAAACAGACAAAAACATGACAATGATTGTGTAAACTATTTTGATACTCATAATTTTTTCAACCTATCTCGTTCAGGTTCGTTGTCCATCACAAAGTTGATTGCTTCGCCTATGACAACCCAATTAATGCCAATGTTTGCGTCAAACGACTTTGCGATGACATCCATTATTTGTACTGCCTGCCCGTAAGACAGTTCATAGTCCATGTTTGCGGCTTCTTGCAAAATGTCCTCGATGTGCCAATCATCACGCAATATAAACATTCCGTTTTCTTGTACGACTTTAGTCATTTGTAATCTCCGTCAATTGTTGCTTGCGAATGTCTTTTGCTTTTTCAAGTTCAGCCAAGACGCTTTGATTGTTCTTTGTCGATTTGACAGTTGCAATGTATATTTCGCGTAATTGCTCAAGCGATGCAGAACACATGATTGCGTCAATCATTGCGCCTGTGTCGATTTCTTCCTCGACAGTCTCAACAGACGGGATGTCTTCACCCGCGTACACATATAGACCAATTCCAAATGTTGCAATGCACTTTGCTAAACAACGCATCATTGCGTCTGAAATCTTGCGCGAGTCAGGGTTCTTAACTGAGTTGTTTTTGTTGTCCATCACTGGCAAGTGCATATACATTGATTTGCCCATTGCTTCGACTGTGCAAGACACCATGACAGTTTCACCAAAGTATGTTGGTTCATGAAACCCCCAATGCGCTGTCGGGTCTTCCTGTAACAGATAGTCAACTGCCCATGCCCATGATAGATATGACAGATTGCCTTTTTTCTCAATGTGCTGATTGACATTGATTGTGCGTAACTCATTGAATGTTTTAGTCATCATGATTCCTTAAAGTTTTTTATACAGTTTTGCTTTTGCCATAACTTTGGCTTGCTCATTGCAATGCTCATAAACAGCACGCCAAATTACTTTGCCAAGTTGTTCATAGCCGCTTTCACCCAAAACAATTGCCGCTTTGAGGTCGTTTTCGTTCATGTTGCACTCGCAAAAGGCATTCATGAACACATCGTAGTCGTGAGGGTTGCACTCGTTCTCAAGCAACTTTTCATGCGCGTCTTGGAACTCGTAATAGTAGTCTGATGCGTCGTGGTCGTTAGCATCTAGCCACTTGTCATAATCTCTGCCAAAATCTCTCATACTTACTCCCTTTTTTGAACACAGCACAATGTCGTGCTGAAAGTATTATAAACACAAACAACAATATATGACAAGCAATTTATTAAATTTAACCATTCCGTTCCCGCCCAGCGTCAATACTTATTGGGGGTTTAAGGGTTCGCGTCGGTTCTTGACCTCCCGAGCAAAATCGTTCAAAAGCATTGTAAACAGTGAGTTTTTGCGTAGTGGTCACCAGGGCTTTGCAGAACAACGTCTTCAAATTACGATTGAACTTTACCCGCCCGATAGACGTATTAGAGACATTGACAATGTAGTTAAATCAACGCTTGACGCACTGTGTCAGAGTGGGGTTTTTACTGATGACGGACAAATCGATGTCTTGCACGTAGAACGTAAAGATGTTATCAAATGGGGCGCGGCAAAAATAATTTTAAAACTCATTGTGCCGTAATACATTTGCGTTTATAGTTGTGTGAAACACGGATAGATATGGATTGATCCCCATATTGAAAAGCGTACTCCCCGCCTGCCGTCGTTTCTTTTTGGGAGATTTGCGGAGAGTGCAATGCACTATTATCAGTTTCACATCGGTGACTATATGAGTCACACACGACATCTTTCTCTATACGAGGACTTAGCGTATAGACGATTGCTTGATTTCTATTTTCTTCATGAACAACCCATCAAGCATCGTGACGTTGCTCGTCAAATTGGCATGAGAGAACATGAGGAGGATGTTTTAACAGTTCTTAATGAATTCTTTTTGTCCACACCCGATGGATTTGTAAACCCTCGCGCTGACAAAGAAATTAGGCAATACAAAGAATTTGCCGAAGCGGGTAAACGTGGGGCGGCTAAGAGGTGGGCAAAGCCCCCCCATGAGGAGGCTAATAGCCCCCCTAATGCTACCCCAATAGCAACCAATAACCATAAACCAATAACCAATAACCAATTAAAAGAGAACAAGCGCGGCAGTCGCCTTGCTCAAGATTGGGTTTTGACAAAATCATTGGGTGAATGGGCGCAGACAGAACGACCCGATTTAAACATTCGACAAGTCGCTGAACAATTCAAAGATTATTGGATTGCTCAAGCGGGTCAAAAGGGCGTGAAACTCGATTGGGCGGCAACGTGGCGCAATTGGGTACGCAATAGCAAGACTGCAAAACCGAATCTTTACGATGTTGCAAGGGTCACAGTGCCGATGAGCAATGAGCCTGACCCTGCGCTTGCAAAGATTAAAGCAGACGAGAAAGTAACCAGACCCCCAACCCAAGCCGAACGTGAAATGTTGGCATCTTTAAAAAGGAAATCATGATGAGTAAAACATTGAAACTTGCATACTGCGATTACATCGCAAATCTAATACATCAAACATTGATAAATCGAGACACTGAGCATTTGATTGACCAAGTTGGCATGGTTAGATTTGACTTAGGTCCATACGGAGAGTTTTGTTCAACAACAAAAACAATTGACGTTCTCGATATGTTTGGCAAACAGTATCGCGTCACTGTTCAGGAGTTGTAATCATGAACGAACAAGACATCAGCCCATTTAAGGCACTCGATTTTATACGCGACAACGCATCAGAATACGCACAGGCGAAGGCAAACGTCGTGTACATGACTGAGTATCGCAAGACAGTCAAAGCCACGCTCATGGCTTCATCTAGTGAACGCACTGAGTCAGCAAAAGAAACATACGCGTACTCGCACCCTGAGTACAAAGCACATTTAATTGCACTTGAACAGTCAATTCTTAAATGTGAAAAATTGCGTTGGTTAATGGTGGGTGCAGAAGCCAAAATTGAAGTTTGGAAAAGTCTTGAAGCAACAGCACGCGCAGAAGGGAGAGCAACATCATGACATGGCCATTCCCACCATTCCCAAACCCAAAACATAAAAACAATCGTCAACCTAAGTTCAATCCCGAAAACTTTGAGGATGCGCCAATATGAAAAATCTTTTGCACGTTGGAAAACACGGGTCGCCAAAATATGAGTTGTCAGAAATTGCAAAAATGTTAAATGTTGGTTCGCGCGTTCTTGCAAGCAAATTTGGAACAGAACCTAATCCTCCGCAATGCAAATTGAAAATTAAAAACAAAAGGTTTTATGACAAAGATGAAGTAATTGCTTGGTACACAAACATTGACCAAAATAAATTGCAATTTAACAAAATAATGGTTGAACAAATGATTGTTGAAGCCGTAAAAAAAGCATTGGAAAAACAATGAACATTTTTATTTATACAAAAAAGGGCTGTACAAACTGCGTCGCGGCAAAACAATTACTCAAGTCTAAAAATCTGTCATACATCGAGCAAAGCATGGATGATGCAGAAGTGCGTCGAGCATTTGAATTTGCCTATCCAAACGTGCGCGGCTTGCCTCAGATATTTATTGATGACCAACGCGTCGGGGGCTTGCTTGGATTGCAAAACGCATTAAAGCAATTAAATGTATGAGAAAACAAACTAAACGCAAATTTTGGAAACTCATTGACCCGATACGTCATGCCATCTTGGGCGCGGGTATTACACAAAACCATTTGCTTGACAAACTGCGATTGACTGAACTTGCGTCTCTTGATGCTATGACAAGGGGTTTGGGCACTCTGCAAGATTGGCAAGAATTGACAGATATGATGAACATTTCTGAAGTCATGGCACTTGATGGTGTTGGACCCGAGGTTCTACCTCACTGCCAACAGGCTCAGAACGCACTAGAACAAGCGGCATTGCGTTATCAAAGCACAATGCGTATGGGACTATCAGGAACAGGAATAAACGCTCTGAGAGACGTTTTTGAGTATCACGATTTACAACGTCGAAGCATCTCGCGCAGTGAGTATGAGAAATATATTATAAAAACACGACAACGAATCATGAGTCGCGCAAAAGAGGTTGTTGTTTTATGAGAGTCTATTTGTCTAAAAGCGAGATTGCAATTTGTAATTACGTTGGCAAATATCGACACTTTATTACAAGCAGACAAGGCACTGAACGCAAACAAGACGCATCGCAAGACAGTGAACAAATGTCAATCACTGGTGTGCTAACTGAATACTCAGTTGCAAAGATGCTTAACTTGTTTTTTGACATGAATTGCGACTTCAGAAAATTTGGTGCAGATTTAGAGTCGCCCGAACTCGGGTTGATAGATGTCAAGTGCGTTACTAAACACGGGGGCAATCTCAGTGCCGTTCTTTGGTCTTCCTCAAAGCCATGCGACGCTTTTGTCTTGACTGAAATTCATCATGCTCACGTTTTGATTGTCGGATGGATTGAAAGTCAGACTTTGTTACAAGACAAGTTTCTTCACGACGTTGGGAACGGGTCTTATTATTCGATGCCACAATCATATTTAAAGAAATTTGATGAACAAAGATACGCGCAAAATTTATGAACAAGTTGCATCCATGGGGTGCATTTTGTGCCATTACTTGGGTCTAGGTCAAACACCTTGTGAGATTCATCACATACGCAGATACGGGGGCAAACGCGACAACGCACCCGTCATCGGGTTATGCACTGAACATCATCGCGGTAATACTGGCGTGCATGGTCTCGGTCACAAAGGTTTTGAAAAACATTACGGCATCAGCGAACACGAATTGCTTTACTTAAGTGACACAACATTTAGACGAACAGTCTAGTGCCTTGTTTGTCAATAATCAGTGCTTGCTTGCGTGGCACACCGCCTGCCGTGTTTGTAATACTTACGTGAGTCCATCTATCAAACTCACGAATCACTTGGTCATACGGCAAGTCAGACGCAATGATTGCACGCACCACTGCGTCAGGTGTCATGCTAGGCACGCGTATATCAGCCGCGCACCCTAAACGATGTTGTGATGTGTCCTTACTGCCTACCGCGTCATTAACCGCTTTACTGCGGAATGCAGAGTTGATCATAATCGGTTTACCGCCAAAGACAGTTTTGACTGTTTCAAGGAACTCAGCCAGTCTTTGAATGTTTGCAAGTTCAGTTTCATTTGGAATGTTCTCCAGTTCGCGGTGGTCAGTATGCGTCAGTTCTTCAAGCGTAAAGTGTTCTGTCATTTCTTAACCCTGTCTGCAATTTTTTCCATCGTACGACCGCCAAAGTAAAAACTCATGACAAGCATACCCCATTGACCTAATAGTTCAACGTATGCACCGCGAGTTTCGTATTCAAAGATTGATGCAATTGCAAAGCCTGAGTATGACACCAAAAGAAATATCAGCGTCATAGGTCTAATGTTCTTTGACAACCATGAGTCGCTAGACATATCCGCTTCTGCGCGTCGAGTCACATTTTCTTGCTCGATTTCAAACAGTTTTGTTTCATTGGCAAGTTTTGCTAACTCACCATCTTGCGCCATCTTTGTTAATTCAAACTGCGCTTTCGCTTTCGCCTCGGGGTCGGGTATCAACTTGTCTATGAGTTTCGTTCCGATATTCAAAATCGCATCTAATCCCATCATTTTTACTCTCCTTTGGTTTGTCAGTCTCGTCTTGATTTAATTTTATGCCACTTAAAAAGCCAATCATGCCGCCAATCAATGTGGAAAACGCTGGAGAAATCATCTTAAAAATTTCTGCATTGTCCACTTCCTTGGCCCATAAACCCAACATGAAAGCAACAACCATTGCCATGACAGAAAAACACAACGTTAACGTGACGCAGATTGTGACTGTGTAAACCAGTTTGTCTTTAGTGTTTTGCATAAAACTTTTTGTCATACAAAGATTTGAAAGCGTCTGCGATTTGCAAACATCTCTAATTCAATCGTGTTTTGTCTGCCTCGTTTATTGTACAAATCAACATCAATCTCGTGGTTTGTCAGTGAAACCTTGTGCGCCTTTAACGCTTGCTTGTATTCCTCTTGTACTTTTTCAACCGCTTGTTCAAACGCAAGTGTCGTAATATTGTTTCTTGTGGGCTGTACCATTGGATACCACTTGTCAAGAATAATCATTTTCTTTCTTTCACCACTAACAGTTCATACAACAATGTGATTTTTTGTCGTATCTCTACACTGTCAGCAGTGCCTGCCCATTGCGGCAGATTATTCCAAATAACTACCAGTTGTTCTTTATTGCATTTATTGCCATGCAAGTGCAACCAACTTAGTAACTTTTGATGTCGTTCAGTTGGATTGTGCCATGTGTAGGCCAATCCGTAAAAATCTTGCACGTTGCACCCGACTTGCGCGGACACAATCAATGTCATTGTCATAAGGATGACCACTAGCCATTTCATGGTCAGCCTTATATTGCATTATTTTGTAAGAAAAGTAAAAACCATTCCCGCCATCATGACAAGCAATGCACCGCTTGCCTTAATCAAGATTTGCTCAAGCCGTTTCAATCTCGCATTGATTTGGTCGTAACGCAGGGCGCAAAGTGCCTCGTGACTGTTCAATCTCGCTTCCGTCTCGGTCATTTCCGTCATTCATTGCCTCACGATTCTTTAATAAAAGTGCATCCGTTGGCGCGAATTTTAAGGCTTCTTCGTTAAGTTGTCTTGCTTCTTCGTGCTTGCCAAGATTCCAAGCCGCAATTGATGCGTACATATAAGGCTTTTCACCCCATGCGCTTGGGTCCATTGTGTACACAAGTTCTTTGTTTTTAATGCTCAATGCTTTCATTGCAGTGTAATAACTTAAATTCCAATCACGTTGCATATACGCAAACACTGACAAGTCAATCCATGGCTCACGGCTTGTTGGACATTCAATTGTTGCAAGTTGATACCATTTGTTTGCTTCGTATATCTGCCCTAAATTTTCATGTGATTTGCCTAGCAGACGCATTGCGTAACCGCGTTCTGTTATCCACGTGGCTCCTGGCAATGCCAAATACCGATTTAACGCTGTAATAGCCTCTTGCCATCGAGCGTAGAACGTCAATTCGCGTGCGTGATAAAACGCATTGCGTGGACAAATTGGGTCCTCTTTGACTGCAAGTTCTAGCAGTGGCATATATTGACCGCGTGACTTTGTATTGTCAGGCAAATGTTTTACAAGCAACATATCTGTTTGTGCGTAAATCTCTGTAATACGCCCATCAGGTCTTGGATATTCATGCACAGGGTGATGCCAGTGGTAGCCGTGTCTGTGGTGAATTTTCTCGTACATGAATGAGATACCACATCCCCAATCAAATTGATAGCGTAGGCGCGTTGTATTTGCTTGCCAAACGCGTTCTATCTCTGCACGCCAACCATCCATCATGACTTCATCAAGGTCAAGCGAAATGCAAATATCAAAGTCACGGGGAATCATTGCAAGCGCAGTATCTCGCGCTTTGTCAAATCGCCAAGGACTTATACAAATGTCGTGTACAACAACACCATTTTGAATTGCGCGTGCAACTGTGTCATCAGTTGAGCCAGTGTCAGCAATCAGTACAAGGTCAGCATCTTTTGCTGAATTGCAAAACCTATCTACAAATTCTTCTTCGTTTTTGCTGATTGCGTAAACTGCTATTTTTAATTTCTTGTAAAGATACACGCCAATTTCATTGTCAATGTGATGTTGTTTGTATTTGCCAAATGCTTGTGTAACTCTGTCATGTGTCCAGTTGTCGTCAACATGGGCTTCGTAAGGGTTGCCATCGTATTCTTCCTGTGGATAGTGACCCAATGGAATACTGACAACAACTGTATCGCAATGTTCTTTAAGTTTTTTAAATACCGCAACCGCTTGTTCTTCGGTCATGTGTTCAAGAATGTCACCACAAAAACAGACATCATATTTCTGTTCGGGTATCCACTCTCTAACATCAGCAACAATGACAGAATCATATTTGTCATGCAACTGATACTTTTCAACATAGGGTTGCCAAATTTCTACAGCAGTCCAATGTTGTCCTAAATTGGGAAACATATCTCTGTATGTTCCCGTTCCACAACCAATGTCTAAAATTGTTTTTCCAGTTAAATTTAAAGACTTTATGTATTCTTTACCTGAGTTACTGCTAAACGGCATATCTTGTCCTTTTGTGTCTTGTTGTGTATTGTTTATTGTTGAGTTGGTGCGGGTAATTGCGCCTCTGCTTGTTCTTTAACTTTCAACATAAGAGGAAAATATCCGCTTCCAGTTTCAGTTTTAGCCATCAAATTTAAGATGCCGTTAACTTCATCAAGTGTTAGTGTTAATGTAATATCTTGCATTGTTTTCCTTATGCTGATGCTTGTTGCAAGGGTGTCAGGTCTTCTGTTGTCCAAAAGTCTTTAGCCAACATAATCACCAAATGTTCCTTGTTGCGAGCAAGGCAATCAGCCCATTCAGCATCAGTCATTGTCGATGGCTTGCCAGCATTGATTAGGTTAACGCTATCCATTGCAGCAGAGTAGTGTTGTGCAATTTGTTCTTCAAGTGTTCTTTCAATCATATTAGTCCTTATGGGTGTGTTAATTTGTATGCGTCAAATTCCGCTTTGAGTTCTTGAATTGCTTTGACAAGAATTGGTATTAGCGTCCCTTGTGAGGCTTCTAGTTTATTTGGATTTTCTGTTGAAACAAGATTTGGAACAGTAACACCAGAAGCAACTTGTGCGTCTTGTAACTCTTGAGCAATAAAACCAAATTCTTGGATGCCTACTTTTGCGCCATCTCGCATATTCCATTTAAACGATACGGGACGCAATTGTTGAATAAAGTTTATACCTGCTGGTATGTCAACAATGTCAGACTTATCTCTGCGGTCTGATAAAGAAGTTATCGATGTTTGTTGGCAACGCAAAGTAGCAATAGAACTATTGCCTAGCGTAATGACATTTGATGCAGTAGCAGATGAACCAACTGCGCCATTACCAAGAAAAGTGTTATTGCTACCAGTTGTGTTTGAATTTGAGCCACCCGCCCAACCAGCAGATTGACCAATTGCCGTGTTTGAACCACCAGTTGTATTATTAAGCAAAGCCGCATCACCAACAGAAACATTATTGTTACCCGTTGTGTTTCCTTCCATAGCGCTTGCACCAACCGCAATATTATCACTACCAGTTGTATTACTTATTAAAGTATTATGCCCAATAGCAGTAATGTAATTAGCGGTAGTTCCTGCTTTTGCCGCTTGATTACCTAAAGCGGTTATTTGAACGCCAGTTGTATTTGAAGTAGCCGCTTGATAACCAACAGCAGTATTGTTAGATGCTGTAGTGTTCGCCCCTAATGCAGTATACCCAAAGGCAGTATTTGAAGCACCAGAGGTATTTGAATTCATTACATAAGCACCAACGGCTGTGTTGCCACCGCCAGTCGTGCTTTTCTGTAATGCGTACCAACCAACCGCTACATTTTGGTCTGCGGTTGCCGTTTGTAATGCAAAGTAACCAACCGCTGTATTGTAGTTGTTGCTTACATTTGATTGCAATGCACCAGTACCAATTGCAACACTTTGAACACCAGAAGTATTGGAATTCCCCGCTTGATAGCCTAAGAAAGCAAGCGTTGATGCATCGGTTTTGCCATAAACAGTACCTAATGCAGTAGGCGTAGCGGCAGAAACACCCGCACCGCTTGCACCAGTTGGTCCTGTTGCACCAGTTGGGCCGTTTGTTCCGTTAGTGCCTGCTGTGCCTGTCGGTCCCGTGGGACCCGCTACAGTCGATGCCGCACCCGTTGGACCAGTAGGCCCTGCGACAGTGGATGCCGCGCCTGTGGGTCCAGTTGGGCCAGTATTGCCAACGTTGCCTTGTGCGCCTGTGGGACCAGTTGCACCGACTGCGCCTGTACTTCCTGTGGGTCCTGTAGGGCCAACTGCGCCAGTGCTTCCGTTTGCGCCTGTCGGTCCCGTGGGTCCAACGTTTCCTTGTATACCTTGAATTCCCTGTATGCCTTGCGGTCCAGTTGGGCCAAAATCTCCAGTGGGTCCGACTGCACCAGTTGGTCCACCCGCGCCAGTGTTTCCAGTTGGGCCAATATTTCCTGTTGGTCCAGTGGGTCCGACTGCGCCAGTAGTGCCGTTTGCGCCCGTGGGTCCCGTTGCCCCGATGTCGCCTTGCACGCCTTGTATGCCTTGAATTCCCTGTGGTCCAGTAGGTCCGACTGCGCCCTGTGTGCCAGTTGGTCCAGTTGCGCCAACATTTCCTTGCGCCCCTGTTGGTCCGACTGCGCCTTGTGCGCCTGTTGGCCCGACATCACCTTGCACGCCTGTGGGTCCCGTAGCACCAGTGGGTCCCGCAACAGTAGATGCTGAACCAGTTGGTCCTGTGGGTCCCTCGATGCCGTTTGCCCCTGTGGGTCCTGTCGCGCCAATGTCGCCTTGAACGCCTTGAATACCTTGTGCGCCTTGCGGTCCAGTGGGTCCGACATAACCTTGTGGTCCAGTGGGTCCCGCGCTACCAGTTGGTCCGTTCTGCGTGTATGTGACTTGTGCCGCAGTCAGAATGATTGATGGTGTTCTTGGATATGTACCGCTTGCCGCAATTGTTTCCAATTGAACACTTGTGCTGACTGTTTGCCAGTAAACCTGAATGTAGTCGCCTGCCGTTAAATCTAAAACGTAATTAATAGTCAGAATTTCAGACGAGAACGCACTTCCTTGTTTGTCAGGCACATCGTAATGTGAATTTGTATCTGCTAGATTTGTGCCGTTTTTACGCAACCAAACTTGTGTAGAACCATTGGCTGTACTTGTGTTTGTAAATTGCAATGAAAACGTAATGCTGTAAACGCCTGTTTGTGCAAACGTTACACGACTGCTTGAAACGATAGTGACACCACTGTTTGCAGGGTCAGACGTATTGATTGTGATAACTTGTGGTGTATTGATAGTGACAACAGTTTGCGTTGTCGTGTCCCAAAACGAACCCCAATTTGCAATCGTGCCGCCTGCACCTGGATTTCCCTGTGCGCCAGTGGGTCCCGTCGCGCCTTGTGAGCCAGTGGGTCCCGTGTAGCCGATGTCGCCTTGTATTCCCTGTGGGCCAGTGGGTCCGTGGTCACCAACATTTCCTTGTTCGCCAGTTGGTCCAGTTGGTCCGCTAACAGTTGAATCTGCGCCTGTTGGTCCCGTTGGGCCAACTTCGCCTTGAATACCTTGCTCACCAGTTGGGCCAGTGGGTCCCGCTATTGTTGAGTTTGCCCCTGTTGGACCAGTGGGACCAATGTCGCCAGTTGGTCCAGTTGCGCCAACTTCACCCTGTGCGCCAGTGGGTCCAGTTTCGCCAATATCGCCTTGTACGCCCTGTGGTCCAGTTGGGCCGTGGTCGCCAGTTGCGCCTTGTGTTCCTGTAGGGCCAACTTCGCCTTGATTTCCAGTTGGTCCAATATCGCCTTGACTGCCCGTGGGTCCAGTAGGTCCAACTTCGCCTTGACTTCCAGTGGGTCCTGTCTCGCCAACATTTCCCTGTATGCCTTGTTCGCCTTGAACGCCTTGTGGTCCAGTGGGACCAAAATCGCCTTGACTACCAGTTGGGCCAACTTCGCCTGTGGGTCCCGTCGGGCCAACAACTGTCGAATCTGCACCAGTGGGACCCGTTGGGCCGATGTCACCCTGTGGGCCAGTGGGACCCGCAACTGTGCTATCAGCACCAGTTGGTCCCGTTGCCCCTGTTGGACCCGTTATTGTCTCGCCTTGTGAACCAGTTGGGCCAGTATTTCCAGTTGGGCCAGTTGGGCCTGCAACTGTACTGTCTGCACCCGTTGGGCCAGTTGGACCAGTTGAACCAGTAATTGACGCACCAGTTGGACCCGTGTTACCAGTTGGGCCAGTTGGTCCAACTGGGCCGTTTGCGGGTCCCGTTGGGCCAGTTGGTCCGATTTGCCCTACGTCAAGACAAACATTGATTGATGGTGCTGTTTCAATTTGTACGTTAACGGCCATTTTTCTTACTCCACAACGATGCCGTCTGAACGGACAATAAACAATAAAAACATAATCAAATCATTTTCAGGAGTCGAACCTGATGCGGGTTGTGTAATTTTGATGCGACCGCTAAAACCAACAGGGTCAACTGCGTTGATTTCAAGTTCAGGGTCACTGTTAATCAAGTCCCACGCAGTGCTATCTATGACAAGCGTAAAATACCCTTGGCCTTCATCTACGTTGCTGACAGTCAACGGGATTGGGTCGGGTGCAGGGTTGACATCAGCAATGTCAAAAGTCAGCCCATAACGGCTATCCCGCACGTTAGACAATGCTCTGCGAATGATTTGTGCGTCAATCGTTGCGCCAGTTAAATCAATTGGCTCTAACGTTGCTGAATTGGTAAACGAAACGTTCCAATACGTGACTTGATTCCAGACAAGTTCGCCTGCAAAAATTTGATTGTTGAACCCGCTGACTTGCGTCAGGGTATTCTTATTGAAAATTGCCATGACAATTCCCTGTACTCAGTTGGAAAACCGCATCCTTGCGGGTCATTGGTATCTTGTATTGTTCCGAATTCTACCGAGTTAATTACGTCGGTGCAACGGGCCAAACAATATTTGTTGGGTATCCCGCTTGCTTTGTAATATCTCTTAATGCTTGTCTATAAGTTTGCCAATCTGTTGGAATGGGAGTTCCTTGGTCAACGGCACGAACAACAATCCAATCTGATTGATTTAATAAAACATCTCTAGTTGCAATAACTTGACTTTCAGCATCAGAATTTTGTTGTTCAGTCGTTCTTGTGTCGTTCCATGTAAATGTTGCATTACTCCAAACGCATTTGTATGTTGGCTTATTTGCTTTAGTTATTTGTTGTTGAATTGTGTAATCTTGAATTGCATCATTTATTACATAGTTTGTTTGATTAAAACCATAGCCTTGCATTGATGCGTACCCACTAGGAACATCAAAAGGCAAAATATCATTTTCAGTTGTTCCACAACAATCAATTTCACCTGTTGCAACTTCATAACGAATATATGTAGTCATTGTTTAACTTCCTAATAATGGTTGATAGAAAGAATTATTTGCGCCCAAAATATACAATGACCAATTAGATGAACTTGTTGTCAAAAGTGTTCCTGAACTATCATATAAATTTCCAGCATAAGTTAATCCCGCAGTAATTGTTGTTGCGGCAGATGCACCGCTTCCCCAATCGTTTGTGTTAAACATAAATGTAAAAGTTAATGGTGCGCCACCTTGTTTAGTAAAACCCAAAGTTGGGCCTAAAACACCTTGTATTCTTGAGTTTGACGGAGTTGCTGACCATCCATTGTTTCCACGCAATGTCATGTACATATCTAAAATAAATGAGTCTGCGCCAACATAAGTTGTTCCCATTTGCAATGATGTAGTAATTGTTATCAAGCCAGTAGTTGCATTTTTCTTTGTAAAAGTTAACAAACTATATGGAGTTGATGTATTGGCTGTAATATCAGTTGCGCCTGTAAAAGTGCTTGACGAAGCATTTGCCAAACCATTAATATTAATTGCACTTCCGTTATATGTAATGTTTGCAGTTGAATCACCAAATGCAAAATTACCGCTTGCGTACAGTACACCACCCGAGCCTGTCATTGTTGTGCCACTGATTGCCGCAGTGTTTGACTGCAACGTGCCACTGATTGTCAAACTTCCTGTGTTAGTAGAAACAGCAGACAACGCACCAACTTTTAACGCTGATATGTAGGGCGTTGACCACAAAGTGTTTGTGCCGTTATAAATGCCATCCGCTTGATATAACGAATTGTTGCTCGATGGGTCAGGGTCGTTTGCGTACCATGTGACATTAAATGATGCGCCCCATACTGCGCTTGCTTCTGCGCCTGATGGTCTGTTATCACCGCTTACTGTAACTGTGCCTGACACTGGAACTGGATTGCTTGCAATACGCGCATACATGATGCGTGCTGATGCACCATTGCCACCAGTTGGACCAGTAACGCCTGCGCCACCAGTAGGGCCAGTTGCGCCATTTGTGCCTGCATATCCTGATACAACAATGCTTGCGCTTGTCCAACTAAACGCAGTGCTTGTTGCAGTTGCAACGTCTGTTACTGTCACTGTCGCTGTGTAGAGAATAAACCCTTGACTTGGTGCGGCAGTAATTGTTGTTGACCATCCGCTTGGTGCGGTATAAGCCGCAGTTGCCCATGTGTAAGTTGATGAACCTGAAATGCTAGGCGTTGACAATGCCCATTGATAAACGGCAGGGCGTGCGACTTGTAAACCCGCTTGACCCGTTGGACCCGTTGTCCCCGTTCCAGTTGGTCCAGTTGGGCCTAATGTTCCTGTGGGACCCGTTGAACCATTTGTGCCTGCCGCGCCAACAACAACTGCACTGCTAAATTCAGTTGATGCAATGGTGTCTGTCGATGCAGTAGAAAACGCAGTTGCTTGACGTTGCCATAAGTATTCACCAGTGGTCAGAGTTGGTGCAGACTGCGACCATCCGTTAAGAGTGCCACCACTCAATGCCGCAGTTGCAAATGTATATGTAAACGTGCCGCTAAATGTTGTTGGCGGTGTCACTGCGCTTGTGTTCTTGTTAAACAAAGAAACAATTGCCGTGTTTGCGCCACTTGCACCAGTGCCGCTAATTACTTCAGGTGTTGAAAACTCTGTGTATGGAATTGAATCTGTCGCGCTTGTACTTGATGCAGTTGCAAGAGACAAAAATAGATATTCGCCTGCCGCTATCGAGGGCGGTGTCTGTGACCATCCATTTAATGTGCCGCCACTTAGAACACCAGTTGCAAACGTGTATGTAAATGTTCCACTAAACAATGTGGGTGGCGTTGTCGTTGTGTTTTTGTTGTACAGATAAATTGTTGCACTGTTCAAACCGCCCGTACCCGTTGGACCCGTTGGACCCGTTGTTCCTCCTACGGGTGCCCAAACAAACGCTGTACTTTTTGTACTAAGTACGGATTGACCAATGTCATTGCCAACGTTGTATGCAAAGTAATATGTGCCTGCGCCTAAAACGTTGTTTGCGTATGTGTAATACGTATTGTTAGCAACAGGAACAGAATTCACACTGTTTGCGCTTGATAGCCAACTCCAATCACTTGCAGTAGGCGTTGCTGATGTCGTGTAATACAGATTTGACCATGTAACGCGACCAGTTACGGGAACAAAAACTTGCACATCAAAATGCGGGAATGTTGCAGACGGAAAGCCCGTCACTGTAGGCGCGGCAAGTGATGAAAAATAACTAGGTGATGACAAACCGCTATTAGGCACAGGCGTAAATTGCGTAATGTCTTGATTGTCATAAACTTGCGCGTTGTACTCGCTGAGTTCTAAACGTGCGCCAAGCATCCCGTTAGGCAATGATGCCTCGTTAACTTTCATCACGCGAAACAGTTTTGCGTTCCATCCGTAATCAGAATTTGTAACGCTAACAACTTGACCCGCATCGACTTGGATGCCGTAATACGTTGTGCTGAAACTGACAATCAAATCTTCGCGTGCTTGCTCTAGCAATCTGTTTGCAAGATAGTGTGTCTGTACACTGTCGTTAACCAAATCGTAAGTGATTGAATACTTGTTCACTGGCTCGTTTGGATACAGTAAACCGCTAGGTGTCTCGATGTTGACAAACGCGGCTTGGTCACGATTATTTTTAAACGGAAATCGCGCTTCAACTTGATTGATTGATGACGTAATATCTGTTGCACTGACGCGAATCTCGCCAACAATGTTGTCATCATCAAATGCAAATGACGTTGATTCCGCTTTGTTAACAACGACAGACCATTGACCAAGTGCCGCGTTATATGTCATCCATGAATCGCACGCAGACATAATTCTGTCAATGTTTGACAAGACAGATTGACCCGCATCAAGTACGCCATTAATGCGATAACGCGCTTGCGTGGCAGGGTTGCCCTCATAGTCATCAAACGTGATTAACTCGTCGCTGTACGTGTTTAAAGCCGTTGCTGATGTAGCATTAACAAACGATGAATTAAACGTGCCATCAGGCATCCATCCCACTGCACCGCCATAAACTTTATTTGTGATGTAGTCATACCATACGTCTCCAGGCTTTGCCACGCCTGTGCCATTTAATGTGTGACTTACATTGAACGTAATTGGTGACAATGACGTTGTGTCTGCATCTCGGTTGTAATTTAATACAACAATTGCAAACGCCAAACCATTCATTTGACGACCACTGACAGGCCAACGTTGGTCAACCGCAATGTCACTGCCGCCCATGATGGTGCTAGGCAATGAGCCACTGCTGTTAATTGGGGTAATAGTTCCCGCTTGATTTGATGTAAACAAATAGATAAATAGATTGCCTGCAATCTTTGTATCGGGCGGGTTTACTTCATCAGACAATGACGCAACTTTGCCTTGCTCAGTAGGGTCAAACGCAATAAGCCTGTCACCATAATACATACTGGTTTGGTCAAACGTAAATTGACCATTTGGGCTGATGCTTGAGATTGCCAAGACGTAATACATTTTGCGTTGTTCGTTAGCGAGTACAGCATCGACAAATGTGCCGCCCATGTATGCACTGCCATACACAATAGGAATTGCGTTTACTCCACTTGGCGGCACTTGCTGACGCACGCCCATGTCTTGTTGCGCTTCAGGGTTATCCGCAAATGCGCGTGTAATTAATTGTGATACGGCAAAGTTAATTGCGAAAGCGGCGGCGGCATAACCCATCGACCCCAAAGCGGCACCCGCCACAATAACGTCACCATAAATTGCCGCCAAAACAATGGATGAAACCATTTTTATTCCTTCACAAAACTTGCACCGACCGCGTTGTAACCGCGCTTTGTGTAATCAATCAATGGACCATTTGCGGACACAGACGTAATCACAACGTCAACGTCACCATGATTTAGCATTATTGTTGCTTGCTCATCAAATGCTTTCCATAGACGACCGCCAATTGTCCCATTTCTGTATTCAGGTTCAACCCACCATAACAACTCATTTAATTCTTTTACTTTTGGAGACCAAATGTTGTTGCTTTTATACGCAATGATTGCACCGCGCATATGCGTATCAATAAATATAAAACCGCGACCTTGAATGATGCTAAATAATAGTTCTTCAACGTATCGAGGAAAATGATTGTGTTCTTGTGCCAGTTTTTTAATTGGATTCTCATAGGCATAAGATTCAACAATTTCTAGCAATCTTGGAATGTCATATCTTGTTGCAATTCTTATCATTTAATCGCCTACTCCACCATCTCCACCACTATCACCACCGCCATCATAGGTAACTGTTGTTTCACTTGCTTGCGTTTGCGTTGAAGGTGGTTTGCCAAAGTCAAAGTATGTGTTTGCAATCTCTGATACACGATTCATTGATATGTCGTCTGCATATAAAAACTGCCAATTGTTTTGATTTGTTTTTACGCCTGACAAACGATTCTCTAATACACGACGCATCGATGAGCAAGCAATTGAACACGTTGCAACGCGTGTACGCGCTTGAGAATTAAAATCTTCAGTGATTGATACGCTATTAATGATGCCTTGATAGCGTTTAAAAAACTGTTGTGTAGGTGATGTAATAATCTGATTGTTTGAATCAAAAAACCCGCGCCATACTTCGACAATCGAACCTTTAATGTCACTGCTTAAAATCAATGCAACGCTTGTCGGGTCGATGCCTGTCAACTGAATTGTCATGTCATCAGACGTTGCTTTAATATCGCGCTGAACGTCACCAACTTGCAGTAGTGCGCCTAAATTAGAGAATGTGATGCCATCCACAGTAATTGGTGCGCCTGCGTTACAGAACGTGTATTCTGTTTCTGCAACACCAACAGTCAATCGTACAAATTCAGCATGATTAATTTGCGTGCCAGTGACTGCGTAAATTGTTGTCATACGATATATTCCCTAAAAACAAATGCGTTGTCCCACTGCACGTAAGCCCCATCAGTCATTGGGTTAAGTGTGTA